ACGACCTACTGGGTATCCTACGTTTGTAACTGTGTTGTCAACCAAAACTGACACAATTCCACGGGTCTGGATAAGACCATATTGCTGAACACCAGCTGCTGTAAGAGCACCTGAAGTACCATCGTAAGTTGGAGCTGTTGAAGCGGCCAATGGATACAATGAGACACCTACTGGAGCACCTGTAGCTGTTGTTGGGTTGATGATGACGTTCTTATAAGGATTCTGAACCAAAGAAATCTTTGATGTAGCATCCAAAGTTGTAACGATAGCATCCATCAAACTAACTACAAATGTACCTGCGTTTGCGGCGGCTGCATGTGAGTTAATGCGGAGATATTGACCAATTCCTGTACCTGCTGCGACAACTACGAAACCTCCAGCAAACTTGTTCTGGTTAAGAACTGTTGAGCCGTTAGTAACGAGAATCTGATTAAGACCTGCTGTAGCTGGGTAAGCAGCTGGGACTGTCATAGCCAACTTTTCATGAGCTGTGACTTCTGCCTCTGATTGAACGAGAACACCTGCTGCTAGAGCAACTGCACCATTCTGCACTAGAGTAACTTCACGACCATCTGCAAGGTCAAATCTTTGACCAACGTAAGATGAGAATGATGGGTCAACATATCCTGTTCCTGTAGAAACTGAAGTAGCTTGGCTAAACAAGTTTAGTGGGGCTACTGCGCTTCTTTGTGAAATTCTTGACATATTATTTTTTTAACATAAATTAATAACTCTAATAATACTAACTACGCCTTTCGTAATGGACGACCATAAGTTGGTGTATTCTTATGGCACGGTTTGCACAATGTACGTCCATTATCTATTGCAAACCTTAATTCAGGATAATCAGAAAACTTTTTTATGTGGTCTGCTTCAAGTTTTCCACCTCGCTTGAAACAAATCTGACAAGTGTAATCATCTCTAGCAAAGACACATTCTCGCCAGAGAGAGTATTTAAGGGAGCCTCTGATTACTAAGTTAATTTTATTAACTCCTCCTTTCCAGAAATGAGACTTTTCTCCCTTCCTTGATTCGCTCATCTTCATACGTGTTTCTAAAGACCTTCTCTTTCCATACAGCGGGTGTTTTTCACCTTTTAGCGACTCACTAATCTTTTTCTTAGTTTCTTCGCTTCTGGGTACACCCAACTTTTTAGAACGAATTTTATCCTTAGCTTCTTGCGTATGAAGATGAGACTTATTTGGATGGGGTTTTCCCAAATGGGCTAATCTCATTTTTTCCCTTGTCTGTTCAGAGAACGGTTTCCTTTCCTTTCCTAAATGTGAAAGAGCTATTCTATGCTTGTGTTCACTGGATAATGTTTTATTAGTCATACATCCAGTATATCACAAACTGACTAAATCATCACGCCTTTGTAGGATAAACTGTGAAGTAGTAAGGCACGCCTCCTATATCAATAGTTATATCTTTTTGAGTACCTGACAATGCTGTAGCGGCACTATTCTTAAGGTTTTTAAGAGTAACACCGTTTGTTCCTGTACCTAGACC